TATAACATGGGGCGTTGACGGTCTAGGTCGCGCCTTCTTGGTTCTCAGAAGCCAGCCAAGAGAGATTATAGCTTGCTGCCCTTTAGCTGGTTATGCCCTTCTCACATCACTGGAGATCGAAGATGACACCAGCACAACAACCAAGCTTGACAGCAGCAGAGCAGTGCCGCCTACAGACCGGCCTTACCCTGGCAGAAGCGGCTCGGCGTATCGGCAAGAGCCGCCGGGCCTTATACGACTGGCACCGAGATGCCCCGGAACGTTTTGCAGCAGCGCTTAAGGATCTCAGGCCGGGCAATCAAGCTCAAAACCAAAATCAAGAAGGTAAAATTATGAGTATCGAGCTACTCCCAGCGGACAAGCAGCACCCTCACAGATGGCATGTTCGCCCAAACAGGTGTAACTGTCATCCAGAAACCTGCTGCTGCGACGACTGGGCTTTACACGACCCGGCAGGCAACAAAGATCAGACTTTCTTCGATAAATCCAATGCAGAAGCATACGCAGTCTTCAAGAATGACTAACAGCCACGATAAAGGAGGCTAAAGATGCCTAGCTGGATAGAGAGACACCCAGGAGTATCATTCACCTTTGTTCTTGTGTTGTATGTCATCGCGTGCTCCATTCAAGGCTCATCAATATGAGCCACCGCTTTAGATTCACCTTCCCGACTGCAAAGGGGAAGATTGATGTAAGCGCTGATAACTATGCTGATGCCCTGGAGCACATGAAAAAGACAGGGGTTGAGTTCGATCCTGATGTGTGCGAGATGACAGAAATTAAACCCAGGGGTGGGAAATAATGTGTATTGATCCCAAGTGCTATCACGGTATGGTGCCCGTGAACCAAGGCGAGGCTTTAGCTCCTTGCTATGAGTGCAACAAGCCAAAACCAGAGCCAGGAAAGTGTGTTCTGTGCGGGAAATCAACCACCAGCCTGGAAGAAAGGCCAGTTTGCTTTGGGTGCTCTAAATGACCAAAGACCAAAAGATCGCCCGCTTCAAACAGGCGCTGCAGGATATCGAAAAGTACGCCGTACACCCGCAAGCTAAGGAGATGGCGCGGCAAGCGCTGGATCTCGATAAGCCGATGCGGGAAATGGTGCCGATGACTCACGAAGCGAAGGATGTAGGATAGGATGAATAAATAAGGATGTCGACATGTTTAAGATGAAAGGGTATACCCCGGAATTAATTAACACCTATGAATGCACAGACTGCATTAATGAAGGATCTGAACACAAGGTCGAGTATCTTCCACATCCAGACGCCTATGAAACCATAAGAAAATGTACAGGGTGCGGGGCAGAAGACGGCCCTTGGATAAAGGCGGACTACTAACCAATTAGCGCTTGAGTTAAGGCCTGGTTGAATGAATTGTTATGAGGAGATTGACTGTGAACACAAAAATAACTGCGGACGTGATAGCAGACGCCCTTAAACAGAGCGTGTTGATTGCAAGCGCCTACGACAGCAGAACAGGCAAGAAAAAGGAGCTGGTATTTATTCCGTATGAGCTGAAATATAGGGTGACTTACGAAGACAAGAACGAGCGCACAACAACAAGCGAAAGACACCCGCATGACGCGCTCACCGCCTACAACGCAGTAGAAATATAACCATCGACCAACCCCACAGCCGGGGCCTTATATCACCCCAAACGGAGAGTAGAAAAATGGCACGAGGAGTAAATAAAGTAATTCTCATCGGCAACCTGGGGCAAGACCCCGAGGTTAAATATATGGCGAATGGAAACGCTGTTGCCAATATCACCCTGGCCACCAGTGAAAGCTGGAAGGACAAGGAAAGCGGGCAGCCGCAAGAGCGTACCGAGTGGCACCGGGTTGTTTTCTTCGGCAAGCTTGGCGAGATTGTCGGCCAGTATTGCCGCAAGGGTAGTAAGATCTATATCGAGGGTGCGCTACGGACCCGCAAGTGGCAGGATCAGAGTGGCGCGGATCGCTACACCACCGAGATCGTGGTGGATGGGTTCGGCGGCCAGATGCAGATGCTTGATGGAAGGCAGGATGACGCACAGACCCATTCATCCGCTCAGCCTCAGCAAAGCAATCAGCCGCAAGATAATCGTCAGGCTCAGCAGCCGCATGCGGAGCAAATCCAGCCTAAGTTCGATCCGCATACTGGCAAGCCGCTTGACGATATTCCATTCTGATCGCCAGCCACCCGGCGGCCCAGGTCGCCATTCAACCAAATCACTCGACCAGAGGTGCAAAAATGAACTTCTCAATCACGTTTCTGATTATCGGGCTGGCGGCGCTTGCTGCCGGGGGCTGGTATTTGAGGCCAATTGTATGCGGGAGGGCCAAGACAAGGATGAAAATTGATTGAGCTATCGCCCAATGGTAAACTACAGGCTCTCTGTGGTTGGGAATCGGAATGAGGCGGGATTAATTACCCCGCCGAGTTCTTCCGTTTATCTGGCCAGGGATCAACCAATCGGAGCCATCATGCCAAAATCCGCAGCAACAATCCGCAATGTCTGATCTCCTGGAGTGGGAAGACCTAGACGAATCACGGCGCCAGGCGGTAAAGGCGCTATCCGAACACGATTTCCTGACGTTTGTGCGCATCTGGTTTCAGCTGACTATGGGCGATAAGCTCATGATCAGCTGGCATCATCGCTACATGGCGCACTACGCCGATGAGCTAGTTGCCGGCAGACAGGGCTCGTTCGTGCTCAACATCCCACCAGGGGGTACCAAGACAGAATTCTGGTCGATCGCCTTGCCGGCATATGCCCACATCAAGGCCAAGAATCGCTGTCGGTTCCTGAATCTGTCCTTTGCCGACTCTTTGGTTAAGCGCAACTCACGCCGAACCAAAGATATGATCAAGTCAGAGGCCTGGCAGCACCTATGGCCGAGCAACTTCAAGGCGGACCAGGCCGAGGAATGGCAGATAGCCGACCAGAAGGGGCGCACCGTGTTCGAGGTGGTCAGCCGGACTATGGGCGGGCAGATTACCGGAGGCCGAGGAGGATACCCTGGGCCCGGCTTTAGCGGCGCCGTCATGCAGGATGATCCCGACAAGCCTGAAGATATGTTCAGCTCTGTCAAGCGAGAACGCCAGCACCGGATCCAGGTCGATACCATCCGGTCACGCCGAGGCGATAAGTCAAAGAATAACCCAACACCGATTGGAGTTATCCAGCAGCGCACCCACCAACTAGATACGTCCGGCTTCTGCCTTAGCGGCGGCATGGGCATCAACTTCGACCTAATAAAAATCCCCGCCCTAATCAACGACGGCTATATCCAGGCCCTGCCAGAGTGGATCCGCGATAAGTGCTGGGAGTCGGTCAAGGACTCGGAGCAGATCAATGGGTACTGGTCCTACTGGCCAGAAATGGAGGATATCGGACAGCTGATGGACCTATGGGAGCGCAACGAATACACGTTCCAGGCCCAGTATATGCAGACCCCAATCGCCTTGGGCGGCCAGATATTCCACAGCGACTGGTGGAAGTTTTATGGAGATCAGGATGGTTGCGACGAGGCCCGTCCGATCACGTTTGAATACCGATTCATTACCGGTGACACCGCGATGAAGACAGGCGAGCGCAATGACTTCAGTGTGCTGATGTGCTGGGGTGTGTGGAATGGCAGGCTGTATCTGCTCGACGTATTGCGCGGCAAATGGGAGGCGCCAGAGCTTCGGGCTATGTTTATCAACTTCGTTGCCAAGCATTGGGATCTGAACACAACCGGCAACCACGGAATACTCCGCAGCATCCACATTGAGGATAAGGCCAGCGGGACCGGACTTATTCAAGAAGCTGGCCGACAGATCCAGTTGCCGATCACCGCAGTTCAGCGCGGCGCCGGGCAAAACAAGACGGTAAGGGCTCGGGATGCTGCCCCTCAGATCAAGCTGGGCAAAGTGCTGCTACCTATGGGCGAGCCCTGGGTGATGGATTTTGTCAGTGAGCACTCACAGTTCACTGAAGACGATTCTCACGATTGGGATGACCAAGTGGACAATACTTGCGATGCCGTGGAGATCGCAATCACGCGCCCAGGGCAGTCTGTAGTAAATATGTTATTATCGACAAGACAGCAAGCCAGAGCCTACAGGTAGCAGAACATGAGCAAGCCGTTTTTACAGATCTTCACCAATGCCCTTATAAGTCGGTTCGCGTCGAGCTTCGGCACTCTTGACCAGAAGCACCAGCAGGCTTGGGCCGATTTTGGGTATTCCGACACCCTGACATTTGACATGCAATGGAGCATGTATCGACGCTTCGGTATCGCCAAGGCCGGGATAATGCGCCCCGTCGAGAAGAGCTGGCAAACCATGCCGTCCATCCTTGAGGCTGGCGATCCTCATGAGCAGACCGAGTGGGAAAAGAACTTCGAGCTGTTCGCCAAAAACATCTACATGTGGAATCGTCTGCGCGGCGTTGACTATCGCAACCGGGTTGGCCGCTATGCCGGGCTGATTATGATCGTGCGGGACAGCAAGACACTATCGCAGACAATGGGCCGGATTCGCCCGGAGCAGTTCAGCAAATTCATACCTGTGTTTGAGGGTCAGCTTTTTGTTAAAGACTGGAACCAGGACCAGACAAGCGATGCCTATTCCGAGCCCGCTATGTACCAATTCCAGGAGACTGCAGCGGGAGACCGAGACCCAAACAGCGTGCGCGCTGTCGATGTACATCCGTCCAGGGTGATCATCTGGGCGGAGGGGGCAGACGACGGCAGCATTTACGGCGTGCCAGCTCTTGAGGCCGGGTTCAACGACCTGCAGACTATGGAAAAGATCATCGGCGCCGGCGGCGAGGGCTTCTGGAAGAACAGCCGCGGCTCTTTGCATATCGACATCGATAAGGATGCAAACCTGCAGCAACTGGCGCAGGCGCTCGGGACCGACATGAACGGACTCCCTGACGCTTTGGAAGAGCAGATTGATGCATTCGCCAAGGGTTACGATAAGCAGCTCCTGACGCAGGCTATGACGTCGAACAGCACCTCGATCAACATGGGCGACCCAGAAAAGCCGTTCCAGGTTGCGCTGCAGGATTTCGCCGCGTCGATCTCCATCCCCTCGACCATCCTTGTTGGCATGCAGACCGGTCGCCTTGCGTCTGGAGAGGATACCGTCGAGTGGGCTCAGACAAACATGTCCCGGCGGGAAAACTTCCTGATCCCGCAGATTGAGCTGACGGTCCATAGGCTGATGGAGATCGGAGCGATCGAGCGCAAGGACTTCGTTGTCGATTGGGAAAGCCTGCTGGAGCCAACGCAGTCCGACAGGCTGAGTAACGGTGAAAAGATGTCCAAGATCAATCAGGCAGGCCTTGGCACCGGGGTTGTTCCGTTCAGCTCGGATGAGATCAGGGAAGCATCGGGGTTTGAAGCGGAAGAGGAAGACGACGGCCCGGGTGATAACCTGGATGATCTGGATAACCTGAATGAAGACGAATAATGCCTAACCCCATCCTACCCCGCAACAAGAAAAACCCTAGCAATACCGGGCGTATCCTTCGGCGCACTGACAAGGTAATCAAGCAGCGGCTGCTCCAGGCTCAGCGGCTCGTTCTTGCCAGATTCAATTCCATCCCGTTTCGCATAGTCGATGCAGAGACCGGCGCCGTGGTTAACCGGGAGATTCGGTATATTTATGAGCTCGACGCCAACCTGATCGCTCAGACATCAGAATTTATCGAGTCGATTATTGAGCAGTTCATCCTTGAGAATCGCAGCCCTGACTATTTCTTGAACCAGGCCATTGAGGACGCTTACCAACTCGGCACCGGTGAGGCCGTCATTAACCTGGGCGGCATTTCAGACGATTACAACCGGTCTATTGTTCAAGTGCTCAGCTCTCCGGCGTACCGCGGCCGCCTGCAGTTCATTCAGGCGCGATCGTTTGAAACGATGGTGGGGTTTGCTGGCGACACCCGGGCAGACTTGGCCAGGGTTCTCGGTGAAGGCATGGCGTCCGGGCAGAGCCCCCGCACAATCTCTCGGGATATTCGCCAGCGGTTCGGCGTTGCAAAGTCCAGGGCTGAGCGGATCGCAAGGACAGAGGTGAACATGGCCCACCGTCGAGCCAGGTGGGAGGAGTCCGACAGCGCCAGGGATGATCTGGGAGTGTTTACGCGTGAGCTGCATCTATCGGCCCTGCTGCCTACCACCAGGCGAACGCACGCGGCCCGGCATGGCACGCTGCACACCACGACCGACCAGGAGGAGTGGTACCAGAAGGACGGCAATGCGATTAACTGCTATCTGCCTGATACCAAGGTCAGAGGCCGTTTTACAGCAGGATCAAAAGCGCATTACTCTGGCGACGTTATCAATATCGTGACTGCTGGTGGTCGGAATCTCACCGTTACCCCGAATCACCCCGTATTGACCAGTCGCGGACTTGTCCCGGCTGCACAGATCATGAAAAGCGACGATCTTATCGCATACGGGACCGAGGTGAAAAATCTTGCTGGGGTAAGTGACCTGGACGACGATCATGCTGATACCACTATCGAGCATGTGTTTTGCTCTCTTGTGGAGATCGGTCATCCGAGCCTTGCTAGGGTGGTGGGAATAGACTTCCATGGCGACGCGGCTGGAATGGATGAATACGTCAATATTGTAGATGTCGAACGGCCATTGGATGTCGCAGCCAACTCCTCTGTCTCTAAGGCCCTGCATGATCTCTCGTTCGTAAAGTCCGATTCTATTCTCCACCCTAGCGGCGGCTCTTTTCCGCTTAACGTCGTCGGCATCAATCTGCCCGCGCCTAGCTTCGTGCGCCTTGCTCGTGAGATCCCTGCGTTCCTGCGGCGTCATCTTTTCAGCCCTTTTGTGGCTCGCCTCGCTCTTTCCTCTATAGATAAGCCCGGCTTTGTCAAACCATCGGTTGAGCGTTATTCTGGATACTCCGGTTTCGTTGCTGATCTGAAGAATAGATTTTCCTGCTATGTGCTGGGCGTGAAGGCTTGGCAAGTCAAACCTGTCTTTCATGGTGAATTGAGCGCACCTGAATCCGCTGTCATGGAACCAGTCGCTGATAGTTCTGTTGCAGACCCCAAGGCTCTTGGAGATGCTGTTGACGGACTCGCCGGTCTTGTATCGTTCGATAAGGTCGTTGACGTTCGCTCTGTTTTTTACGCTGGTCATGTTTATGATCTCCAGGAAGTCAGTGGGCTAATGGTTGCTAATGGCATAATAGCAAGTAATTGCAGATGTAGCACTGTTGAAGTATTAACAGACAAATCAGGCAACCCCGAAAACCCCGCCTTCGTTGCCAAAGTCAAAAAGGAAGGCAAATCCTTCTTCCCCTCAAGATAAACGCTTGACAGTAATCCATGCCTGCCCTACTCTGTATGAAACAACCACGGAGAGTAGTCATGGAAATCATCAAAAACGGCTGGATATACGATGTCAGCCTGATCTCGTTCACCCCGGCAACGCCCACGACCTACAGCCGCACGCCTGATGGCCTTGAAGAAGACCTGGGCGATGAGGGAGAGGTTGAGTTTGAAGTCATGAGCATCACCCGCGATTGCACGGAGGCCGATTATTCAGAGCTACTGAGAATTGAAGACCTTGAGCTGGCGGTGTTCGAAGAGAAGACCAATGAAAGCGGCTGTTAGTCTGATCGCGTCTGTCGCTCTGGTGGCCGGTCCGTTTGTGGTGATGTTCTTTATGGTTACTGGATAGGAGAATCAATATGACATGCGAATGCAAAAAAGTAATCGGGACGCTTGAGCAAGAGCGCGGCGAGCTGGCTACGGCATATAACCTGATGCACTCAGCATTAATCAAAGAGAAGGATGCACGCCGATCTCTAGAAACGGAGCGCGACCAGCTGGCGGCGAGGGTTGAGCGGCTGGAGGCTCCGGCGGTAACTGCTGCAAATGAGTTGTCTGAACTTATAGAAGACATCCAAAGTGAGTGGGGTGAAAAGTCATGTAAGCGAGCCGTTGAGACTCTTAAGCAGCTGCGCGGCATGCTCAACGAATCCCCCGCAGCCTCTCTCCTGCTGCACGATGCCGGGGTGTTGAGGAAGTGGGCTGCGAGGTTCGGTCATGAGGCGTACCCGAATTATGAGAATAAATATAGCATGGGGCATTATGCGGCGTTGACGAATGTTTCGCGGATGCTGCATGAAGAAGCTAATCAAATCGAGCAGGAGTCAAAATCATGAACATCAGCGAATTTAGAGCAGAGGTTGAATCCCAGCTCGAGAAGGCAACGGCGATCGACTGGAGCAACCCGAAGAATTTAAGCCCTCTAGGCG